AATATGAACAACTTAAACAATATGAACAATATAAACAATCTGAACAACCTGAACAATATGAACAATCTGAACAATCATCATTCATTCTTCGAGCCTTCCATTTTTCCTTAATTAATTCATCTTTAGACATTTTTAATATTTCTTTCTTTTTCTCACTTAATGTTTTTTGTTTCATTTTCTTAACTCCTTTATTACTCTGTCAATATAGTCTATAAGTTTCTCAAATCTACGAGGTGGAATTTCTCTTTTTAATCTATTCCATGTCGGTAATTTTATCCTTATGACTTTACTGTTTGTAACCATGTAATATTGAAACAATGCTACTATATAAATATATGTATACTCCAGTATATACTTTAAGAATGAGTTATAAATATTCTTCTCTCTCCTGCTGGTGCTTCTGTATATACAAAATAAGCACTCTGATTAAATGCCTGGTCAAAATTATTATGACTCCATGGATCAACTAAACTTCCGTTAGAATCTGTTCCTAAAGACACAGCCCATAGGTCATCTCCATAATAAATTATAGAATCTCCATCTGCTCTCCCACAACACATACAATAATCATCATCGTTTAATTGTATGTTTAATCCTGTTATTGATTTCCATCCTGCTGTTTTAGTAACTGCTGGGCTTAGTTCTTCAATATCACTAAATAAATCTTCTGGCACTCCATTAAAATCCTGATCATTGTGCTGTCTGTCATAAGTATATATTGCTGCTTCTGCTGTAACATCAGTTGAATCTCTTGTCCTGCAATAGAAGTGCATCTCTGTAATTACTTCTCCACCCGAAGCATCTAAATATCCAATACCAAAACTTCCCTCTGTTCCAGGTCCTATGACTTTATCAGTTACCAGAGGTGTTGGTCCTGAATCTATTGTATGTGACCCTATCTCATCATTACCTATGATTGCCATTATTCAAACTCCGCTTTTAGTTTTTCTCTTTCTTCATTAGCTTTAGTTTGCAGTGGCTCATAAATTGATTTCCACTCTGCTCTTATACTATCATCTGTTGGCTTAACTGCTGCTCTTATTTCATCTCCCATTTTTCTATTGGCTGCATTAAGTTTCATTCTTGCAATAAATTCATTAACCATTAATTTTAAAACCCTTTCTTGTTCTTGTGTAAATGCCATTGTATTATACCTCCTTTCAATCTGTTGTATAAAAGAATGTTATGTTTAATTCATCTACTGTTCCACTCTTTGCTGTAGTCTCCAGCCATAAGAATGAATCTGCTGGAATAGTTGCATCACTAAATGATGTATCTATATCTCCTGTTGTTGTTGAAGTTACTGCCTGAGCTGATGAGAATAAAGCATTACCTGCATTGCTTCTGTCTGTATGATGTTTAGGATTAATAGTTACCGACGGTGTTGAGCTTCCAACTACAACACCTACTACTTTAGTTATAGTTACTGCTTCATTGAATCTGCATATTGTAATATCTTCTGATGATGTTGGGTCTTCTATTGTTATAGTAACAAACTTAGTTCCTGCTGTATTATCATCTACATATTTTTTAGTTGCTGCATCCTGATCTGATGTTGGATCTGCTAAGCTTGTAATTTTCTTTGAGTTCATACTCATCTCAGTTCCTAATATTCTGACTTTACCAGAAACAGAATGAACATAAAAATCTGCATTTGTTGAAGAAGTAAATCCAAATGTTCCTAGTGTAGTATCATCTTTATCATAGAATATTATTGTTGAACTAGCATATATTCCTGCACCATTTGTATCTTTAAATATTAAAAATGGAGAATCATTTTCTATACGTAATTGAGTGTCTATTGTATGTCCTGCTTCACTCCACTTTAAATGAGCAAGACTATCATGATTTCTTGGAGTAGTAACTCCTATTAAAGTTACTCTTGTTCCTGTCTCTCCTTCCATATATACATCTAAATCTGTTGCTTGTGGATGAGTATTATTAGCATAAATCTTTACAACTATTCTATCTCCTTCAGCTAATACTCTTTCTTCAAATAATACAAGATGGAAATTATGTTCTTCTTCTGTATTTCCTATAAGGTCTGTTAGTCCTGTTGTTCCTAGTAATGTCTCAGTTGATTCACTATCTCTAACATATAACTTTGCGTATAATTTTAATCTATTAAAACTGCTTGCTTTTAAATGAGCATGCATTACATACACTCCATTAGATAATACTTTTATATTTTCTGCTATATCATAATCAGCAGAAGTAACAAATGCACCCATATAATAATCTGTTGTATCTCCAGGAACTGTATCACTAACTGATTCCTTTGCTGTTCCATCTATATCTGGCTTCATAACATAATATCCTTCAACATCAGATTCTTCTTTATAGCCAAATAAACTTATTGCTGTGCCTGCTGAAACTGAATCAACATATTCTTTATTAACTAAGTCTAATGGATTAGCAGGAGTAGTTAATACTTTACCTGCACTATGATCTCCTGAATGATTAGGTATAAACATGTCTGTTGCTATAGGTGTTTTTACTTCTGGCTTGCTTCTTAAACTTTTTAATATCTTAGCTTCTTTACTCCATTTACCACCCATATTAAAAACCTACCTTTTCTTTTTCTTCAACTATGCTTCCCTCTTGTGCTTCTAATTGCATTACATGCCCTTCCTGAGTTGTGGTCCTTGCAGTTATTCCATCATCTACAGGATAACGAGTTTTAACTTCAGCTTCGTTATGTGTATCTGCCATATATTAATTAAAGAACTAGGGTTTTTATTTCTTTTCTTTCTTTGTTTCTTTCTTAACTTCTGGTCTCCACTTAGCAATATCTTCTGCTCTTTCTTTTTGAAATGTTTTCATATAAAAATCATATAGTTTTTTAGCTGTTTTAATTGTCATTTTAAGTTGTTGTATCAGTTATAAGATGAACTGCTTTAGGGTCTGTTAATAAACATTCACCCTCTTCCCATACTCTTATCTTTCTTCCAATACCCTCATCATTAATAACTGCTGATTTAATAGGCATAAAAGATTTCCATGTAGCTGCTCTTTGTGGAACAAACACTAAGGCATAATCTGTTGTAGCATTAACACTAACCACAACCTTTAATCCTAATACTTCCATCACTACTCCTGTTTCTACTTTAGCACTTGAGAACTGAGGTATGCTTGAACCCTTAGTAGTAATCAACCATTCCAATAACATCCTGTGTTCAGTAGGATGGATATATAGGATAGCTCCTTCTGGATTATATCTATAAGTTCTAATATTTGTTTTAGCTACCATTAAGTCTTTTATTGGATCACCACTACTTGTGTCATCCCATCCTGTTCCTACAGCAGCTGCAGTATTAATATTACTAGGAGATAAGCTCTCAGTAATAACATTATAAATTCTTGTATCTATTTGATTCTGAACACTAGCTACTAAATCTCTTACATTTGTTGCTAATATATCTACATCAGTGTCTTTAATATCTTCCTCACTTATCCAAGGAGATTCAACAAAATATTTTTTAACATAAGAAGTTTGTCTTGTCCATGATTGCTCAACAACTATAGGTCTTGCCTTGCTTGCTGTATTAGCTATTTGTGAAGATGTAACTGCTGTAGTATCTGGGCTGTCTAAGAATCCTGCTGTCTTTTGATACCATCTTATTTCTCTTGCATTTGTTGTAGCATTAGTTAAAAATCTTCTTAAAACTAATTCCTCATCTGCAAAACCTTTTACTAACTTATCAACATTAATTCCCCTGATTTCTGCCATTGCGCTTGTGTCTGCCATTATTCCTTATCTCCTTCTTCTTCTAGTATTTCTTCAGCTTTTTCTTCCATTTCTTCTGTTTCTTTTAATTCTTCTTCAGTTGCCATTTTAAGCTAATACATTAACTGTTGCTGTTCCAGGTGCTAACTCAACATATAATGTCTGTCCATCTGTTGCTGTTTCTAATGCAATACCTAATGCCTTACTATATAGAGCTGCATTTGTTCCATCAATAACATCGTTAGCATCTCCTGTAGAACTATAACTCATTAATGTTTTACCTACTGTGCAGTTTCCACCTGCTGTAGCTTTGAATATTCCTCTTCTATAAACAGCTATTTTAGTCTTTCCATCATTAGCTATTTTTTCTTCAGCTGCTACTCCTGCTATAGTATCAGTATCTCCATCTGAAGCTGCTACTGTCATAGGATCAGATAATTTAAGAAGTGTTCCTTTTTCTATTCCTGTGTTATCTGCACAAGTAAAAGGTATTGGTGGTTCTAATTCATACATCAGTGTCCATACTGCCATATTAAAAATAAAAAAACATATTATTTAAATCTTTCGGTTAGCCGAATAACTATACTTCCCCTCTTAATATTTTATCTTTATACTCTTTTGGGGATTCTTCTTTTTCTTTTTGTCCTTCAATAGTAGCGTCTGCCTTGCCTTGTAGCATTTGTCTAGCCATTAACTCTTCTTGCCTGTGGATGAGCTCTCTGTATTCTTCAATTTGAGATGCCATTGTTTTAGAGATAGAGTTTGCTTCGTCAAGTATTGAAGTTTTTTTTGACTTATCCCCCTCTTTAGTATTGCTAACTGATTTATCTTCTCCCTCTTCCTCTGTTGTTTCGTTAGTTTCCTGTGCTTCTTCACTCATTTTTATTACCCCCTTTCATCTTTATAATCCTTCTACTACTCTCCTTGAACGCTCTATTTGATTATTTGCTAAAGAAGTAGATTGCCATCCAAATATTAAAAAAGGAATTGCAGCAGGAGATATAGCTGCTGCAGCTAATACTGCACCTTTACCCATGTTATTATAAGTCTGTAAAGTATCTAATTCGCTTAATGCTTCTGACTTGCTCATCTGCCCAAATATAACATTACCTTCAACTTTACTTGCTTGAAAACCTGTAGATTGTGCTATAGTATCAGCTCCTAACCACCCTAATAAAATACCTGTTCCTAATCTTTTAGTAGAAAAAGCACCTCTGGCAAATCTGCTTAATAAACTTCCCTGAGTATTCTTTAAATTTTCTGCTACTTGTGCTACTCTCATTTTTCCTAATTGTCTTCTAACTTGTGCTACACCTGCTCTTGTTAATCCTGCTTTACTAGCATGAGCTCTAATAGCTTCTTCTGAAATATGTGGTATTGTTTTCTTAGAAAATACTCCTCTAAGACCTCTGCCTTTTATACTTGGAATTTTAGAAGTTACTCCTTTAGGTAAAAATCTTGCACCTATTCTAGCACCTAAATATGCTTCTGCTGCAGCAGTTCCTAAACCTAAACCATAACCTACTGGACTATCTGCTGTTAATGAAGCAATTTCACTAGTAGATAAATCTCGACCACCTGTAAATTTTTCTCCAAATACTTTATTAATTTGCCTAGCTGCAAATGAAGCTGGTAATAAACCAAATTCAGCTGTTCTTCTTAATATTCCTTTTTGTCTTTCAGGTTCTATTACTTCTTTTACAGGTTCTTGTTCTGCCTTGAATTTCTCAAAATCAGTTTGTTCTCTTACACCCTGAGCTACACCCTCAGGTAATTTCTTTCTCTTAATTCTTTCTCCTACTTTCCTTATTGCCATTTTATTTTATTTTTGTTTTTATTATAAGAGTTAAATCATTAATAGCTTTTGTCAGCTCCTTAGTAACCTTACCTCTTTCAATTAAAAGATAAATGGTTACTGCAATAGGAAAACCCAAGCTACCAATTAAACTCATTATTTCTTTTTCTATCATTGTCCTACTCCTGCAGTCACATCTGCTGGTGCAAACTGCATGCTTCCCATATCTTTACGCTTATCACTTAATAACTCTCTTTCTAAAGATGCTGGAAATTCTAAATTTATAAACAAGAACAGTTGTTTCATTACTTGTTCTTCAATATAAAGTTGTTCTTCTTCTATTGTCTGCTGAAATGCCAAGTAAGCTATCTTAGCACTTGCTTCTGTTAATTCAGTAGAACCACCGACGATGATTTCAGGAACTCTTGCTACTTTAAATATTTCCTGCCTTAATAAATTAATCCATCCTAAAGGAGATAATGTGGCATTTTGAGGCACACTAACTAATTCATGTTCTACTGTGCCCTTTGGTATAATAACATTTTCACTCTTATTAGTAGCATCATCAACCATAGTTTTAAACTCAGCTATCTTGGTTGTGTCGTCGGTATCTACATGCCAGACTCTCATTGGCTTAACATGCCTGTGCATTACTGTTTTTAGATCATCCATTGCTTCATTTCTCATAAGTATCATTGTTTCCAATGCCTCAATCATAGAAACACCATGAACTTCATCTGCTACCCTATTTCTTGCCAGATGAAATATCTCATGAACTTCAAACTTTTTATTAGCTTTTCCTTCTATTTTAGAAATCTGCTCATATCTTTTAATAACACCTTTCTCAGCTACAATTACTATAGAACTTGGATCAAGGGGTTTTAAGTTAATTAAATTTCCATCATCATCTCTAATTATTTCTGCAAATGAATCCCCATTAATATACATTGTTCTGATCATGTTTTCTAAAATTGTGTTAAAAGTATCCTTGCCCCATCCTCTTATCATTACTAAAATAGCTTCAGTTAAAGAATCAGAAACAAAACCTTTCCCTATAGTCCATGTAGCTATGCAGTCTATGACAGCTCTTAGTTCTGGAATTTGTTTATAGTATCCTAAGTAATCATTGAATTTGCTAAAGTAATAAAAATATTCTCCTGTGCTTGTAGAATTAGTAGCCATAGCTGACACTAAATAATCATCTAACTTATTAGTCATGTCTGTGCTCGTTGCTTGTCCTATATCTGTGTATGGCATTTTAAATATCTAGTTTGAAAGGCACATCAAACATCATAGTAGTTGGTGTTTGTTCATCATTTGCATTTGGGTCTGGTTGTTCAAATCCACTTGCAAATCTATTTCCAGGATCATGTCCTACTCTTAATATTGGTGAATATGTATCATTTTCAGAAGCATACACCTTTACAGTAAATCTTAGAGTTTCCCCTTTTTTAAAATGTGTCTGTGAAATATTTAAAATGCATGTAGCTACATAACCTAAAGGATCATTACTCTGAAAACTATTTCTAGAATAAGTTCTAGAAGTTCCTGTAGCTAGTTGTGTTTCTGTTGAACCATCATAATGATAAGCTATGACTGTTACATAAAAAGAAATATCAGAATTGCCTGAAGGATCACCACCATAAGTTCCTATAGGGACAGCCACATAACTTTTTCCTTTCACAATTCTAGGCAAATTAAATTCAATGTCAAAATCTTGTTCAAAATATAATGTATCTTCTGACCCCGAAATAGTGTATTGTGTATAAACAATCTCAGAATAAATATCAGAAGAAGCTACAAAATATTCTCCATTATCTGCAACTCCCCCATAAAATCTTTCATAACCTGTAGCTTTTGCTATATCAAAATAATCGTAATTAGTTAAAATTTCCTGCCTTTGAGGGAATAGAGGATTTTCTACTTTAAGCGCCATTTATAAAGTCCTGTGTTTTTTTATCTTGAAGAGTTTTAATTGCCCAATTAGCTCTGTCTCTTAATACTGTAATCATATCTTCAGCTTCTCCCCTTGAAGTAAAGCCGCTCATGTCATAAAGTATTACATAAATTGCTGCAAGATTTGATGCAGCTTCTTTTAATAATCCTTTAACATCTGCATTCAATCCAGAATAAGCATCACTCCAATTATATCTCGTAGCACAGTTAATAAAACTTTCAACTTGTGCCATGTAATCATTAATATATTCTTCTACATTAGAAATTGAGCTTGCATTTGCTCCTGCTTTTCTCTGCACTTCTGCAGTTGTAGCAAAGATACCTGTATCTGTCATAATTATACAGAATAAATAAACATTTTTAAATGTTTGTCTTTTACACACCAACAAGCGCGTATTAAACCCTCAGTTATGTGTGAATATGTGCCATAAATGCGCATTCCTTTGTCAGTATATTCGTATTGTATGCTCCTAAGTGAGAATTTTAAGTCATTATCGTTTAATAACTGCACTCTTTTTTGCTCCATTAAGCGTAATAAGTTATTATATAAATCTACTTTAAGCAATTTCTTTACTCTGCTCTTGTCATAATCCAGTCCTCTTTGTGCATTATTAAGTGGAATTGTTTTTCTTCTTGTTTCCTCATTCTCCAGAAGATTATCAAACACAGCTACACCCATTCCACCATCATCTATATAGATTTTTTTAAAATCATATCTTTTATTAAGACTTATAATTGTATTTGTCGTCGCTGTTGTGAGTGTTTTAGTAGTTACTATATTCTCCACCTGCCTTAACATACCATCATTTCCTATGGAGATTATTTCAAATGTGCTTTCATCTGATCCCATTCTGGCTACATCTACTCCTAGAAAATATTTATTATGCCTTGACTTTATCTCTGGTCTTTTAAGTGTGCATATAGAATTAATTAAAGTATCTGGAAAAAATCTATGCAGTTCATCTACATATTCTCCCATCACTTCTTGAGCAAACATAGCTTTTGTTAATTCTTCTCTTCTAAGCCGTATATACTCCTCATCTTTTCTAGGACAATCTAAATAAGACACATGAAAGCATTCATAATTTCCACTCATTTCAGCTTTATAAAAATAATTTTGCTTTCCTTTAGGAGTAGAAAGAAGCCATAATTTTCCTTTAGTAACTGCTAGCATTGGTGTCACTGCAGTCCATACTTCTTCGTGAATATGTGCTGCTTCATCTGCAATTAATAAGTTAATTGTGTGTCCTCTAATACCATAACCTGTCTCTCCTGTAGGAAGTGAGAGTATCTCACTGCCATTTGTTAGCTTTAATTTTTTCTTAGTAGGATTATTTTTCTCTTTTTTTATCATGTATCTGTATCTTGTATGTATATAAGATATAACTTTTTCAAACATTAATAACGCCTGCCTTTCTACTGACGCTATAATCATTATATTTTGATTAGGTTTTTTAATAGCTTCTTCTGCTGCTTTAATAGCTATAACTGTGCTTTTCCCTACTTGTCTGCCACTTCTCACTAGCAAATTTCCTTTTACTTTTAGTACCTCTTTCTGCCATGGATCAAGAGTTCTCCATGGTTTCGATAAGTCGTATTCCATATATTTCCTCTAAATCTTCTAAGCATACTTCAATACCCATAGGTATTAATTTAAGCATATCTCTGAGTTCTTCCAGAGTATCTTTAATTTGCATTTTAAAGCTTACTGCTGGTAATTTAACCTTCTCATAGCTACTTCCACATACTCTAGTGCTGTTTTTTTAGACACATTGCAAATATCCATTGTCCATATTACAATGTCTTTATGCACTGGTATATCATTGTTATCTAAAATTTTTCCTATAAACTCAGTAACTCTCATGATATTACCCATTCTTTGTGCTTGTCTTTTTTCCATAGTAGATAGAAGCACACTCCCTTTATAAATATTGTGGCGATATACACACTTACTCACGCCCACAATTTTTTTACCTCATTACTATACATATACACATATATAAATACATTATGATGATAGTCTTATCTTGTCTGTGAGTGAGTGAGTGTATATCTCTAATATGTAATAGCATACCCACTATTAGAATCAGATTACATATCTTAATTCTGTAATTAAATAAAACATATAAACTATATAAACATTTGTATTATTTATAATATGTTTATCCGATGGTGTGTGAGTTCCTATAAAATAAAAAAACAAAAACAAACAATAATCGCATATTATACAAGATGGATGGATGGGTGGATAGGCATATCAATCCCGCCTATGGCGGACTATAGTTAATTGTTATACTCCAGAACAATAATATTTATATACTCAAACATACTAGGCACTACGTGCCTACTCA